GATGTTTGCCAAACCGATACCCAAAGCTAGCACCAATACTAATATATAAACAATTATGAAACCAACTAGGGCAATGCTCATCAAGGAATATAAATCCTTCTTTAACATACTCCTGTGTCCAAGGCAAAAAACATCCTGTAAGTACAGCTATAAAAAAAATTGTCCATGCTTCATCCTTCCAGCTTCCAGCCATCTGAGATGTTAAGCTCTGCTCATTCAGCATTGAACTGGTTGCTTCAGTTTCATAGACCTTTGCTTCTGCCCTTGCCCTTGCAACTTTAACATCTGTTTCTGCTTTGGCTTTATCAACTCTACCTTGCAACCAAGTACCAGCAAGAGAACTGATTGGTCCAATCAAACTACCTAACATAATCTTCTCCTTTGAAATTTATTTTTCTTTATCAACTGGTTTAGGAATACAATAAGCCTTGACCCAGATTTTGTCACCAGCCAAGGATTGCGACCAGTTTTGGTGTCCGATTTTATATGCATATCTAAGGCACGTATCCATATCATTGAAGTAGACACTATCTTGTACAGTTCCAGATAAAAATATTACTAACACCCATATCAATTTGACTTACCTAAAAATAATCCTAGAGCGACAGCTTGTGCTGATGTTATTACTGATACCATACCTGACTGCTCAAGGCTAGGGTTTGATAAGCCCATGTACCAGAACACAGTAGAATAAGTTAGATACATATAAAGAAGAATCAGAAGGCGTGGGATAATCTTTAAGGTATCTATAGCATGCGCCCACTGTTCTACAATTTGAGTTAGTCTAGTCATAAGTTTCCTTTCTTTTTTTCTACTACTAAATAAATTATCCAAATAAGACCAATGCCAACAATAGTAGCACCGACACATATACTAACAATTTCAATAACTTTCTTTCTAAATTCTTGTTGTGCATAAATTTGTTTCTGTCGTTGTAACCTAATTTTTGTTTGCATTTTCAGTAAGTCTGACCAAGCATTAGGACCATGTGTCAAGTTAATCCAGTTGCGTAGCTCTTCTTCCATTGCTTCAGCTTTCTTCTTACTGGCAAAAGCATCCATTGCTTCCTGTTCAACAGAAGAGCCAGCAAATAATTTCTTAAAAAGAGGTGGGTTCTTTGCCATTTTTTCAGCATGGTTGACATCAGAGATTGCACCCATCCATCTACCAATATCTCCATACATACCTTCGACATCACGACCAGCTTGAAATCCTTTTTTAATTAAATTAAATGCTGTAGTTGCTGTAGCTATTGCTGTAACTGGGTCTATAATAATCTCCCATCTAGCCCTTGGGCTTATCTGGAAAGGTTACATTATCTAAATCATGTGCCTTAGTAATATCTCTTAGCTTCTGTCTATAAATTCGCCAAGATTCTGTATAATTAGACTTATTGTCAATTAGATAATTTATTTTGTGGTCAGCTTCTATAAGTAAGTTTTGTCTTTTAACTCTTAATTTTATTTTTTTTCTTTCATTGAAATTACTATTCCATTCAGTATCTTTTCTTTCTTCTAATACTTTTTCCTTATCAGTTAGTTTAACTTTAACTCCATTAATTTTTTTAAACATATCAGCCATTAACGTACTCCATATAATCTAACTTGACCACTCTCCAAGTTACCACTTGATAAATAGAATTTAAGATAATTTACAGCCGTCTGATTTTCATATGTTCCTGTAAGAAACTGTGTTGCAGAACTATGCCCATCTGCTCCATAAGAAGGAAAGCTGTCCATATTACCAACAGTTTTATAAGCAGAAGTAGAATTGACATTATAAACTTTAAGTTGTGCATTAAAATTTTCACCAGTGCCAGTGCCTAATTCATTTATAAAAGAAGAAGTTATTTGCATAACAGTATTTAAACCAGTACCACTTGATGCCCAATACCAATCATTACTATCACCACTTTTTACACCAGTTGTTTGGGTCATCCAGCGATACTTACTTCCAGTATCGGCAGTGTTTGCAGTTCCCATCTGCATATATAATCTTACATCATCTGTTTCTGGAACTACATCTGAAAACTCAACTATATAATGCTTATAGAATGATGTAATATAATCTGAAGTAAACTCTACTGAAGCATCATCTGAAATAGTTGTGGTGTTTAATAAATTAAATCCAATATTCATTACTGCCATTTTAATTCTCCTACTTCAATAGCAGACCAACTAACAGCAAAATTGTTGCACCACCACTTCCTAAAACAATATGCTCTAACCTACGAATCCTAACAATAGTCTCTTTCCATCTCTCTTCACACACAGCTTCATGCGTATCTAATCTGGCAGATGTAGACTTTGATGAACTCACGCTAAATCTCCGTGTATTGTAACTGCTATATCTCCTTCAGCATCAACTAAATTACTAGTGCTACATTGATGTATTCTAAGTATAAACACTGAAGCAGACGCATCATCTACATTTGTTCCTCTATTCCAACTGCTATCATGGTTTTCCATACAGGGAACAGCAGATTTTATTGCTGAAAAAGCATTGGTTATAGTAAGTGTCCTAAGTCCAGTACCACTATCTACTGCACCACTAACATTTAATGAAGCATCTGAATTTAATGTAGCATCTGCTTGTATGTTTGCTGTAACTTTAGCTATGCCTTGTTGTAATATCTGACTCTCATCATTCTCAAGTGTAATAGTAATCTCACCAGCCGTTGATGAACCTTTTAGATTATCTACTTTTAATATACTTGCCATTATGCCAGACTCCCAAATACTTGTGTGCTAGTAAACTCTTCATCTGCTAGAGTGTTACCATCACCGTGGTCAAAAGTCTCAAAAGGTATGGCACTTGAAGTATGTGTTCCTCTTTTATCTCTTTGAAAAGCAACATCTCTTGCATTAGTATCACTATTATTATGATGACCTAACCCACTAAAACTAAGGTCTGTTGTTCCTGACATAGCTGATGTTAAATTCTGGTCATATAATCCAGCTGATGTGTCTGTAACAGTAGACACATTAAAACTACCAGTAGTTGTAGGTCCTTCTTGATTATAAAATAACCAAGATTTAGCCAATCCCTGTTGTAAATTAGTTGTTGTAGTATTGCCTTCAGCCGTTACAGCAATACTTCCTTCGGTTGTTATACCTGTTAATGTATCTACTTTCAATGTGGACATTACGCTAAATCTCCATGATTAATTACCATGACAGGAGCATGGTCTGCATAACCAGCATCACTACTTCCACTTGAGCCATATTTAGTTGTATAAGTTCTAGCGCTTGATGACAAAGCAGTTCCATTAGTTAAAGAACCACTGCTATCAAATTGTGTAGCTATACTTAAAACATTTCCACCTCTAACAGTAGTATACTGATTTTCTGAAATTCCAGAACTACAATAATTAACATTACCAAATATGTTTGAAAAAGTTATAATAAAATTACCAGCAGAACTATCTGTTTTAGATGCTTGATTAAAAGATTCCATTACTGTATCTGATTCTTGATTGTACATGAGAAAATGTTTTGCTAATCCCTGTTGGAGATTAGTTGTAATAGTATTACCTTCACCAACTACAGTAATACTGCCGTTTGTAGTTCTTCCAGAAAGTTTATCTACATCTAATTGGCTCATACAATACTCCAATAACCTTTAACAGTAACAGTAGCATTTAATTCAACCTCTACTGGACCAGCAGAAACAGCCCTGTCATTCGTATCAATTAAAACACTTGTTAAAATTTTATGGGAATTAATTCTTATAACTGGTTCATAAGATTTTGTATCATGGTTCTTACCAATGTAGCGTTGGTCTGTCATAACAATCTCCTATGCGTATGGACTTGTGCCTAATACGGATGTATCCCATGCATCTTTTAACTTTTTAATTGTTTTAGCATTAGCTATTGCACTATTTGCTGGTGCATCTCTTAATGCTTTCTTTTTATTAACGCTGGCAGTTTTTGCAGAACTATCATCAGCTTCCAATGCTTTCATATAAGCTACATCTTCAGCTTCTAATAAAGGTTTACGAGCTTCACGAACTTTATCCTTGAATATTTCTTTTGCCTTGGTCATGTCTTCAGAAATAACTGAGCCACTAATTGCCCACGCATTTCTAAAATGTCGGTCGGATGGCTTTGATGATACGGCTGATGCATCAATCTGCTTGCCATCTTTATCTTGTATATAACTTGTCATATTAACTCCTTAAGCTACTAATTTTATATCATCTCTAATCTGCCAAGCATTTCGCCATTGACGATGTTCTGGCAGTTGGTGTTTTCGGCATATAACCATTTTAGGTTTATTGCCCTCATTCCAAGTTGACCACACTCTCTTCGGAATATCTTTCATAATTAAATACTCTATTGCTTTTTCTTCTGTCATTGCTTCAATAGGTTTTGTGTTATGCAACAAGTATCCTCTGGTATGCTTTACAAAATCTGGCTGTGCTTCATCTTTAGCCAGTTCCCAATACACTTCTACTGGTGGTAATATCTTTCCTTGCATAGCACAAGCTAGCCAATTTGGGTCAGGACACATTATCTTTGCTGGGTTCTCCATATCTTCTGGGTCTTCATACACTACCCGAATATCAGTTTGAATAGGGTCAAGATTATTTTTAGCCCAACATAATCTATTCCATAAATGTGTGCCTTGAAACTCTGGTGTTTCCACTTACGTTATCTCCATAATTGATAAAGAAGCATCCAGCATACCAGCAACAGAACTTGAAATCTTTAATATATCAGTTGCTTGTAAAACATATTTATTCCCAGCCATCATCTCGACACTGCCATTACCACCGACAACAACATCTTTCTGTAAATTGATATCGGTATTCGTTTCAGTATCAGAGGTATCACTTGAAATATTAATCGTTGCCTTCACAGCTTCACTATGGTTGTTACAAAGATTAAGCGATAAAATAATTGTTGTAGTAGATGACGGAACTGTGTAAAGCGTTTGTAGCGTATATGCTTGCGTACTTACTCCCGACTTACTTTTTAGTTTAAATGTATTCGCCATCTTTAAGCAACATCATCTAATAAAGCAGCAACCACACAATCTACTGTTCCAGTAGAAGTAATTGCGTGAATATCTGCGACTGTTGTATTTGGTAAATTACCAAACCATGAATGACCAGCACCGATTTTAATTCCATCAGTAACTGAAGTTGAAGCTGTACCAGCATCAAGTACAATATAAACATCTGCTGTTGCATGAGTATTTTTTATAAACAAAAAGTTTACTTTGTCAGCAGTGTGTACAGCCGTTGGTGCAGTGTCATCGTCTATTCCAGTGTAGTCTAAAAAATACCCAGCTATTAAATCTGTTGATGAATTAGATACATTGGTATACTTGTAATACCATTTATCATTAGCATCTGCTGGGTTAATTGTGCAACTGCCCTCAATCACTTTAGATATAGTATCTGGAAGCAATGTTGCAGTTACATTAATTGTTGCAGAGTTTGCCATTTTATTTTCTCCTTATTAAATTTAACTTCATTATCCTAATGCTATTGCCAAGGCTGTTGCATCGCCAGCCGTTGCTACTCCTAAATTGGAAAGTGTTATCTTTTTAAGTGTAGCTCCATCAGCAACTAACACATAATCTGCATCACTACTTGATGTTGTAACTGCTCCTAAATCTGCTGGTAGTTGTACAACAGTTGTACTTGTCGAAGGACCAGCTTCTGGCACACCAGTAGTTGAATTAAAAACTAGATACTTGCCAAGCCTTGATGCTTTCAAAGGCAATGTCATTGCAACAGTTGAATCTTCTGCATCCAGCCTTAATGTTCTTGATATGTCATCTTCAAGTTCTTGCTGGACAGCCGTGAGAGTATCGAGTTCGGTATTAAGAGAGTCAACTTGAAAAGAGCCACTTGCTGGGAAGTCGGTTACTCTTTGGATTGCTATGTCACGAAGGATAGTAACAGTGCAACTAGTTACTGCTGTACCCAAAGTGACTGTGCCACCATGATTAGAAGCTGTATCGTTTCCTTCACCAGTAACAGTATAGTCTGCTGTCAGCTCTTTAAGAGTAGAGTCTACATAAACTTTAATATCCGAATCTTGGAAAAAATTAAAGTCAAATGAAAACTCTGTCTGGGCAACTGTGACAGTAAACTGCTTTCTCGGTGTTTCTGCATCTACATATATCGACATAATACTATCCTTATATACACATTTTTATGAATTACGCAACATTCTTCTGAACTCTCTTACTTCATCCCTTATAAACATATTGTATTGTAAGGGATATGGTATCTGAGCAAGACCATGTTTAAAACTCTCTGTAGCCATTGTAGTTATTCCTCTGCCATAATCACCTAGCAATCCATATCCAGCACCAAATGGTTCCATGACAGCATCAAATGTATCTGGGTTATACATTGCAAATTCATTTTGTGGTCCAGTACCACCAGCACCTTTGTACATATGCAATGTCATATAAGCAATATCTGTATACATTCCTGTTACACCAGATAAGTGAACTGCCCTTGCTAATCTTTGAGAGTAAGTCATTTTATCCCACATATTATCTGGCATCCTCCATGATGCTACCATATATCCTAGTCCTATCATTATACTTGCACCGAATAATCTTTGAGATAAAGGTCTGGTTGGGTCAAACCCAGCTTGTAAAATCTTTTGATTTGCAGCTAAACCATAGTTCCAAAACATAAAAGGCAATGCCATTAAGCCACTCTGGAATCTTATCATGTCAGCTTCACCATTTACCGAAACCATTTTATCTGGCTCAAATCCAAACTTACGCATCCAAGGTCTGAACTTGAGATATAACTGCCCATCAACTAATGCAAACTTATCTGCACTTGTTGCTGTCAAACTGCCTAAATTAATATATGTCTGGTTACCAGCAAAGAAAGCATCCTTTGCTCTCTTGTCTGACCATTGATTTACATTAGCAATCCACCTAGTTTTTTCTGCATTTTGTTCAAAGAACTTTTTTTGACTTGCTATCAATCTAGCTTGTTCTTCTCCTATTCCATGTCTGGCAAGATTTGCTTTTTCAAAAGTTGTCAAAAGATTATAGCGTAATGATTTATCAATAATATCATGCTGGGCAAAACTACCCATTACTGTTTTAAAATAAACTGTTAAAGGTCTTAAAAAGTTTAAGTCCATTGAAAAATCTACTACCCTATCTCTAATTCTTTGTGACTGTCTGGTTACTGGATGGGTCATTGCATTATCCATCACTCTATTCTGTATCTGACCAATCGTATGTTTTTCTATTATACCAGACCCAGTAGCCCTTGTTGACGCATCAATCTTCCAGTTATCCCTTGATACCATTCTTTCCATTGAGTGTTGAAAAGGCTTGAATCCATATTGGAAAACAGAATTACCAGTATCCACAAGTGCGGCTCTTCCAGAGTCACTTAGAAAAGTCACTCCTGTTATTGCCCTTATATTCTGTGCAAATTCATTATCAATACCCTGTGGTCTGTCAACTACTTGACCTACTTCTCTGCGATAAAGAACATCAAACATTACTTTGATATCAGCTATTTCTTGAGCTTCAAAGTTTTCTGCTTTCATTCTTAATTCAATATCTTGCATAACAGTAGCTTCATCAACACCGAATATCTTTTTAAATTCTATTTTTGGTGCAACTCTAACTGTATAGTTTTTCATAACAGCCATAGGGTCAGTCAACATAAAGTCTGAAACTCTCCATGTAACACCATTTGCATCTATATACCCCATCCAATTAGGTGCATTTAAACTTCTTGGGTGCAAGCTGGCAACTTTTAGAGGTGCCATCATTTCAGACATATTCTCTACAGTTTCATCGCCAAGCATTTTTTCTTCAACAAACTTTTTAGCCCTTTCTCTTACCCCTTCTTTTGGATGGTACTTTTTATAAGCAATCCCTGTAGTTTTATTTCTTTTCCAGCTAAAGGGTATTGCTTTAAAAACTTCTTCTACTAGATTAATCGCTTCTTCTTTATGCTTTAAAATAAATTCTCTATCCCATACCCTACTAAAATAGTTTTCTTCAAACCAAGGTTTAAAATTATCTGTTTCTTTTACTTTGGTAGTCAGTTCTTTTATCTTTACTTTCGTATCGTCAATTATTTCTTGTACAGCTATCAATGCTTTGTCTTTATGTCGCTTTGTAAATTTCTTAGTAATCGGTTGTTTGCTAATAGCAATCTGTGTTCTTTCATACAGGGGTAATTTATCTTTTTGCAATGATATTAGAATTTTATTCATATCAAATAGCCCAGCTTGCAATGCTTCATCCCTGTAATGCCCAAAAAATTCAGCTAAAACTTCACCAGCTTTTTCTTCTTGTTTGGTAATAGGCTTCTCTGCAAAATGTGTATCTTTATTATATTTTAAATGACTGAAATCCAAGTCCGAACCAAATAGTCCTTTACCCTTACCTTTTAATGTTTCATCACTTACATTCAATATGTAATGTGTAACGGCTCTCTCTAAAAATTCACCAAAAGTATTTCCATTTTTCTGAGTCCAGAACTTATCTCGATACTTATATCCAAAGTAAGGCGTTTGTGGTGATGGAGCATTAGGGTCTGCTGTACCTAACTCTTTAATCTGCTGGTAGTGTAGATTTTCTAGCTTGGATTGTGCATCTCCCAAGATACCCCATGCTTTACCCTTCATGTGCTGGACAGAAACAATCGCTTTATTCATAAGGTTTGCTTTTATAAGGACACTCCCATCAGCAACTAGCTGATGGAAAT